CAGCACCAGCTACAACAGTTGAAGCCACAGAAGTAGTTGATGATGTACCATTTGATACAACACCACAAGTAGAAGAAAAAGCTGAAGTAGCATCTTCTTCTAATAAAGCAGAAGATATTTTGGCACATATTAGGGCTAGACAACAGGCTTGATCTACATTGCAAAGTGAACTACAAATATTTAAAGCGGAACGCTTAGATACAATAAGTTCAACATTTTGCGCAGCAAAATGGTTTCAGGCAGAGGTGTATTTACATACAGGGGTAACATCTAGCTGTCATTTTCCTTCACCCCATCATATAAATTTTGATAAGGTGAAGGAAAATAATTTATTATTACATAATACTGAAATTAAATTTGAAGAACGAAATGCTATGCTTTCTAATATTCAGCCTAGTGTATGTAGTAATTGTTGGAATGTTGAAAATATTGATAACAATGCAATGAGTCATCGTGTTTGGTATAGTAAGCGACACCATAACAATAATTTTGAACAACTATCAGCAACTAGTGTTGTTGTACCTGAGTTAATTGATGTAGTTTTTGATACATATTGTAATTTATCATGTGTGTATTGTGATCCATCACAGAGTAGTGCGTGGGCATCCGATATAAAAAAGAATGGAAATTATAATTTACAATTAGATTCTAGAAATACATATGATATTAATATTATAAACAATGTATTGCCTGAAAAAAAATATAGTTGGTTATATAATCAATTTGTTAATATGGTTACTGAAAATATTTCAAAAATCAAAACAATAAATATTTTAGGTGGTGAACCACTAATGAGTCCTAATATATGGAATTTTTTAGATACATTAGTTAAACATAATACTAGAAATTTGGTATTAGGTATTACTACTAATTTAAGTCAATTTAAATTAATTAAACGTTTTCTAACATATGACAAGTATTTTAAGCATCTAAAAATTTCTATTAGTATAGATGGAACACACAATAAGGCAGAATTCATCCGTAATGGGTTGCAATGGAATGAATTTTTAAAAGGTGTTAATTATGTGTTATCAAAACCTACAATAGATATTTGGTTTTTAGGTACAATTAATATGTTATCAATTGATGGATTAACGGATGTATTAACGTGGCATAAAAATATAACAAAGAAATATAGTAGAAATATACCATATAAAATATATAATTGTAGATGGCCTAATTTTCAAGTAATACAATTATTGCCTAGATATATTAAAACACAATATATAAATGATATTAATAATTGGATTAAAAAAAATAAGATAACCGATTTAATTATGATAGCAGAGTTGGATCAATTAAAGTTATTATTAATGCGTGAAGAAGAAATAAGTAATGAAATATTTACATTAAGGCAAGATGCTAAATATTTCATCATTGAATTTGCTAAAAGGAATAATTTAGACATAGCAAACACATTTAGCAAATCATTAGCAACATGGATATTAAAGGAATAAATAAATGACAAAACCGTTTGATGTAAGTAAATTTAGAAAGAGTATTACGAAATCAATTGATGGTTTATCAATTGGTTTTACAGATCCTACTGATTGGGTTAGTACCGGAAGTTATGCGTTGAATTATCTGATCAGTGGAGATTTTCATAAAGGTATTCCAATGGGCAAAGTAACAGTCTTTGCAGGAGAATCTGGTGCAGGAAAATCATATTTTGCATCAGGAAATATTGTCAAAAATGCACAAGAACAAGGGATTTTTGTTGTTCTTATAGACAGTGAAAATGCATTAGATGAATCTTGGCTTAAAGCATTGGGTGTAGATACAAATGAAGATAAATTAATGAAACTCAGTATGTGTATGATTGATGATGTTGCCAAAACCATTAGTGAGTTTATGGATAGTTATAAAGCGATGGATGAAGAAGATAGACCCAAAGTATTATTTGTTATTGATAGCTTAGGTATGCTTCTAACCCCAACTGATGTGGATCAATTTAATAAAGGTGATCTTAAAGGTGATTTAGGACGTAAACCAAAAGCATTAACAGCATTAGTTCGTAATACAGTTAATATGATTGGCGCATATAATGTAGGTATTGTAGCAACTAATCATACCTACGCTAGTCAAGATATGTTTGATCCTGATGATAAGATTAGTGGTGGACAAGGATTTATCTATGCAAGTTCTATTGTAGTAGCAATGCGAAAACTTAAATTAAAAGAAGATGCAGATGGCAATAAAACTACTTCTGTTCAAGGGATTCGTGCGGCATGTAAAGTGATGAAAACTAGATATGCCAAACCATTTGAAGCTGTTCAGGTTAAGATTCCTTATGAAACAGGAATGAATCCATATAGTGGTTTAGTTGATTTAGCAGAAAAGAAAGGATTGCTTGTCAAACAAGGCAATCGCTTAAAGTATGTTAAGTCGGGTGGTGATGAAATTATTCAATTTAGAAAAGCATGGGAAAAGAATACCGATGATTGTCTAGATTTAGTAATGGCTGATATAAGTTCTGATGTATTAGCAGATAATATAAATATGCAACAAGAACTTACAGAGGAATAAAATATGAGTTTAGATTTATCATTGGAAATTTGGGAAGCATTAAGACCACATATTGCTGGTGGATTTCAAGAAGCAGCAGATGATTTTGTGACAATATTAACAGAAAATATGGTTGATCCAGAAGACATAAATGCTAGTACGACAGACTCACATATCAAAAAAGCATTAATGGATCATATTGAAGTGGAAGATTATGAAGAAGATGCAGATGCATTTGGTATTATAGATGAAGAATATTGATGGTTTATTCCCGATCACGGTGGATCCAGCATGTAAATTAAAATGGTCTTGGAGTACTATTCGATTATATGATGGAACCACGTGTTCATGCCATCGGTGTAATCATCATACTTTTGATATGCATACATTTGATTTCCATAACACACCTGAAAAAATTACCCAACGTAAAACAATGCTAAGAGGCGAATGGCCTACTAGTATAGGATGTGAATTTTGTCGTGATGTTGAATTATGTGGTGGAGATAGTGATAGAATGTTCCAAAAAAGTACACCAGGATATCCATCGGAATTAGATTTAGATAACGCATGTGTTAATGTTATTCCAACAACAGTTGAAGTTTATTTTGATAATAAATGTAACTTAGGATGTGTGTATTGTGTACCAAAACTTAGTTCTAAAATTCAGCAAGAGATTAAAAAATTTGGTAGGTTTAAACATAATTTTAATCGGACTAATAATGAATATTACAAAGAAATATTTCCAACATATGTAAAACATGAGAAATATAACTCCATTAAAGATAAATTTTGGTTATGGATGAAGAAACATTCTTCCAAATTGTTGCGATTTCATATTTTGGGTGGCGAACCATTTTATCAGAATGATATGGATGTGTGTATTGATTTCTTTGATAAGCATCCGAATAGTGCATTAGAATTAAATATTGTGAGTAATTTAACAATACCACACACAAAATTTTGTTCTTATATTGATAGATTAAAATCATTGGTACATAATAAAAAAGTTAAAAGGATAGATATAACTGTTAGTATAGATGATTGGGGCAATACTCAAGAATATACAAGATATGGAATTGACTTAACTGTGCTTGAGAAGAATATGCATTATATGCTTATGCAAGAAGATTGGCTAAGAATTAATATAAACCAAACATTAACGGTTCTTTCTATAAAACAAATGGCACAGCTTCAACATAAAATTAATGAATGGCGTGAATTAAAACCAATAGCACAGTATCTCGGTTTTGTTACGCATTGGGATTTTTTACATCCTAGTATTTTTCCATATCAAGTATGGAAAGATGCTTTTAATAATGTATTAAATATCATGAAACAAAATTTATCAGATTGGGATAATAATAATTCATATAAATTGTTATCAGGCATTATGTTACAATTGCAACAATCTTCTGAATATGATGAAACTAAAATTGGACAGATGAAGTTATATTTAGATGAAATAGATTATAGGCGTGGTACTAATTGGAGAACAACTTTTCCTTATTTGGACATATAAATGTGGTACTCAAGAATAACACAAGATTTATCTAACATACCTAAGTTTATTGACTATTATAATAATGAGTTGATAAATGCTAAAATAGAAGTTAAGGTGAATGGGAATATTGAAAATAATATAAAAGAATTACCCGGTGTGACAGAACAACGATTTTATCAACTACAAGAAATAGAAGCAGTGCTTGAATATTTAAATATTCAATTACGTAAAATTAGACGTGATTATTTTAAGAAATATTTAGAAGGATATAATCGTGCATTAAGCAGTAGAGATGCAGAAAAATATGTTGATGGTGAAGACGAAGTGATAAATTTTGAAATTCTTATTAATGAAATAGCATTATTACGAAATCGTTGGTTAGGGATTATGAAAGGTTTAGACACGAAACAATGGCAATTAGGTCATATCACAAAACTTAGAACAGCAGGAATGGAGGATATTGTAGTATAATGTTTACATCAGATCAAAAAAGCCATAAACATAGTTTAGAAGTTTTGGATTTATTATACCAATATAATGATTTTATGGACAGTATTGATTCTGTCTGTGATATGGGTTGTAGTACTGGTTTAGATTTAGAATGGTGGGCAACAAGAATGGTAGAAGATAATGATGAAAATTATATACCATTAGAAATAGATTGCACAGGCATTGATACTAATGATAGTATTAATATGGCTGACAAGTATAATAATATAGAATATATTTCAGCAGATTTCGAAACTTATACCACAGATAAAAAATATGATATTATTTGGTGTCATAATAGTTTTCAATACGCATTAAATCCATTACAAACATTAAAAAATTGGAATAGTATGTTAGATGAAAGTGGTATGTTAGTTTTAATAATCCCACAAACTACTACCATAGAATATAATAGACAACATATTGCATTGCAGAATAACCAATTTTACCATTATACATTGGTTAACTTGATTCATATGTTAGTAATTAATGGATTTGATTGTGCTTCAGGATTTTTTGATAAGCAGATAAATGATCCGTGGATTAAGGCTGTTGTGTATAAAAGTGATATAGCACCTATGAATCCTAAAACAATGATTTGGTATGAATTAGCAGAAACTGGTTTATTGCCAAAATCGGCGGTAGATGGTATCAACTCACGTGGATATTTACATCAAGATGATTTAATTTTGCCGTGGTTAACTAAAGGTTCAACGGTATTTGGTAATTTATGATCATTGTAATAGTTTCAGGTGGGTTTGATCCAATCCACAGCGGACATATAGCGTATTTAGAACATGCCAAAAAATTAGGTGATAAATTGATTGTTGCTATTAATAGTGATGATTGGCTTGTACGTAAAAAAGGTAGTGCATTTATGCCATACTATGAACGCGAAACTATTGTTCGTAGTATGGCAGTGGTTGATAACACAATAACATTTAATGATGCTGATGATACTGCAATTGATGCTATTGCCGAAGTTAAAAAATATTACGATGATTGCGAGATAATTTTTGCAAATGGTGGTGATCGCACCCCTATAAATATTCCAGAAGTAGATGCTTTTAAGGATGATCCAACAGTAACATTTGCTTATGGTATTGGTGGTAGTAATAAAATGAATTCATCTAGGTGGATATTAGATGAATGGAAAGCACCCAAAACAGAACGAATATGGGGGTATTATAAAGTATTATATGAATGTGATGGATATAAGGTAAAATTGTTATCAGTTGATCCAGGCAAATCGTTGAGTTGTCAAAAACATAAGCATCGTAGCGAGTATTGGTTTATATCTAAAGGAAAAGCTACTATATTCGCAAACAATATCACATATGCGGCGGTGAACAAGTTTGATCAGATTAACATTCCACAAGAATCGTGGCATAAATTAGAGAATAATACAGAGAAAAGATTAGATATTATTGAAATACAATATGGTGAAAGATGTATTGAAGATGATATTATACGAGAAAACAATTGATGGGAATTATTAGCTTATTTTTATAATATATGTAAATAATTTTTGATTAAATTGCATAAATACTATTAAATTAATTTCGGAGATAGATGATATGGCAAATAGAACAATAAAATTATATGGAGGTGCATTTTCAGACACTGGAGATGTCACTGTGGTGATGACATTTAATGGGATAGAAGTTTTTAATGGTACGGTTACTACTGCTACTTTAGCTGCGGAAAACGCATTAGAAGTTGATGAGTTATTAGAATTTGAGGTTGATGATAGCATAAGTGGTACGGTGCCAGTGTCTATATCACCATCTAATGGAAATATATCAGTACAGCGTTTCGAGGGAAACCATTGCATGGCATTAGGAACATATGGTACTTATGTCGTTTCTGAATCTAGTGAAGAATATACATCATTTAACAATTTGTACCAAATGAATGACAGCACATACACAGATAAAACTAATGTTACGATAAACTCCGATCCTAAAACGATATCGGATGCATATGACGGATCATGGATAATACCCGTTCATGATGGAGAAACAATTAATTTTGATACTAATATTGCACCTATTATAACACCTTTATAATACATTATTTTTATATCCATATAA